GTCCGCGAACTTGTGCTCGACCTTGGGACGGATGCGTGCGGACCCGCAGCGCAAATCGTCCCCGAACCACGACACCACCAATGAAATCGACCGGCAGTTCGGCAGTTCTGCCTGCAGCGCGTCCATCGAAGCCAGGAAGTCTGTCGGCGCGAGGGAATTATGCCGGTTCGCGGAGGTGTTCCGGCCCGGTCCTTCGGCATAGTGCACGGGCGTCGTCGCCAGAGAATACTCGCCCGTTCCGGGAATAAGGGCGACCGCCTGTATCCCGTCCACCATCGAGCGCGCCGAGTCCTGTGCGGCTGGCTGTTCCGGGCGAACCACCTCAAAGGTGAACTGCGGAACCCGATTGCCGTACGGCGTCAAGTCCAGATCGTCCAACACAAGATAGGCTGTCCCGCGATAAGCCGGTGCGTGCTCTGCGCCTTCTACAGCGGCGATCTTTGGGTCCGGCACCTGCGTTTCGGTCCCCGGATAGACCCGCATGGCAAGGCTGCCACGATCCAGTTCCTGACCATCGGCCCACACTCGCGCGACATGGCTGATCTGCCCTTCGCACAGCGCTATGGCAAGACTGACCGAATAGCTGTAGCTTGTAACGCTTGGCCCCCCGGAGCCGCCCTTGCCACCAGATGCCCGCTGCGTGGTGCTTTGTTCCGAAAATTGCGTGGCCCAGATCACATGCCCGCCAACCCGCATACGGCCAAAAATCTGCGGTAACGCCGTGCCTTCACTGGCACCAGTCAGACGAAAACGGTCGACCCTGCCGCGCTCGATCACGTCCGACCCCGCACCCATCAGCCGCTGGTCGATCAGTTGGCCAGCCGTCGCACCGACCGCGCGCCCGATGACCGCCGCGGAGAGGCCGAGGAACGATCCGCCAATGGCGCCGCCGGCAGCCGCACCAGCGGCGGAAAGTACGAGTGTGGCCATCAGTTGTGCTCCTCGGGAAAGGCGAACCGCGCAACGATGCGGCGACGCCAGGGGTCGGACAGCGGGCTTTCGACGACGCCGTGGCGTTCGTAGGCGTGCACGAAGCGGGCGCCCGGTCCGATATTCGATTGCAGCCCCAGATGCTTGGCAATGCCACCTTCACGCATCCGAAACAAAAGAATGTCGCCGACCGCTTCACCGCTCAGCGGGCGGGGAACAAGGCGGCGACGTGCCGCCTTCCACAGTGCCTCGTGGCCTTGCGGTTCAGCCCAGTCGCGGCTGTAGGGTGGGATCACTTCGGGCTCCGCTCCGTAGAGTTCACGCCAAACGCCGCGCAGCAAGCCGAGGCAGTCGGATCCCGCGCCGGCACAACTGGCCTGGTGTCGGTAAGGTGTGCCGATCCAGCGCCGGGCGATCTGCACACCCTGCTCCCCGACCGTCATCGGTTCATGCTCCCGCCGCCGTTCTCGCCGGTCTTGCGCGGGTAAGCCATCAGCCAATCCTCGCCCGGGATATGCGGGAAGCCCCGGAAATTCGCGAAATTGCCGAACTTGGTCCGGCAGGTCTCCGCACGCTTGTCGCAACCGGCCTGCACGCGAACCAAATCGCCGACAGCCAGCGCCGCCCTCAATTCCTGCCACAGCCGCACGCGCCGCTCCGCGCCCACCTGTTCGTCGGACTTGATCATCGCGGAAAGTCCGGCAGCGGACCCGGTCATGACCTCGAGCTTCCCTCGTTCGAACCAGCGTGCGGCCATGCTCGCCAGCCCCGCCAGCATGACCTCTTGCGAACCGGCGATGCCCGACACCGAAGCCTGCAGGCTGAACGGCGGGCCGTCCAGGGAAACGCGGCAGGCCCTGTCGCCCAGAAGCGCCGAACACTGACGCTGGAAAACGCGGCCCTGCGGCTGGTTGAGCCGTTCGGTCAGCCCACGCAGTTCCGCGCGGAACGCGCCGCCGCCCGATTGCACCTCCCCGATTGTTCCGTCGAACTGCAGATGCCGCTCTGTGGCCGCGGCCCAGTTGACCAGCCACGCGCGAACTCGGGCGTTGTCGAAACGTCCAGCCGCAAGATCCGCCTCTGTCACCGATGCATCGCTCAGCGCACCCAGCGCCTCGCCGTTATCCACTGCCAGACCCGTAGTCTGCTGGACCGCCTGCCCAGTCAGCCCGGTATCGGCACGGAACATGATGCCCTCGAAGGACACGTCGCGGTCGTGATCTGTGAATCCGAAAACCGCGCCATCGGCTCGCACCACGGCCCAGCACCGGCACAGCGTCGTCGTGCCCGCAGCCAGATGCGCGGCCAGTACCGCCTGAACCGCCATCAGACCCGCACCTCCAGCACGGGTACATCCGGAACATCGCCGGCCTGGAAACTGGATACGGAAGTGATGATCTGGTCGGTATCAAACCGCACAGGAACGTCGAATTCGAACCCTGCACTGACCGATGCGCCAGCTGAAGGTGGAAGAACAAAAGTCACAAGCCCGCGGACAGCATCAACGCTAAAGGCGACCGGCGGTTGCTCCGCGCCATCGACGGCAACGCGCACGGTGCCATCGACCGGCTTGGTGATGGGGCGTTCGTAGCCTTCCGTTCCGGAGGCATAGCGCTTGCGAAGTGCAAAGACCTGCGTGCTACCATCCCCGGTCCCGATGTTCTGGTCGGTGGCCGCGACGGTTTCTGACGGCAGGCAACTCTTGAAGTCGGCCCAATCCTTCCAGCGAAAGCCGTTCAGCTGACCCTGGCGAGCCTCGAAAAAGGCGATCAGCGTGGCCACGTCATCCAGCGACCGCATCCCCATACCGGCATCATAGCGCCTGCGCGAATGCGCCCAGGGGGTGTTTCGCTCCTCGAACCCGTTGGCAAGCGTCACTACTTCGGTGCGCCGCACCGGCCCCCCGGCCGATCCGAAACTCAGCGAGGTCGGAAACCGCACTTCATGAAATCCCATCCCGTGTCCTTTCCCTGGCGCTCAGCGGTTGCGCTGGCCGCGGCCCAGCGCGCGGCTCATCTGCGCTGCGATCTGACCCTGCGAGCGCTGGAAGCTGCCCGCGTCGGGCGTAGTTACGTTCATCACGACGGTCACCGGGCGCGCGTCGCCGCCGCCCCGAACCCCGAGTTTGCCATCAGGTCCACGAGCGAGGGGCATGATCGCTTCGGGCCCGGCTTCTCCCATAAGACCCGTGCCGCCGCGCATTGGAAAAGTGGTAGGCCCGCTGACAATGCCACCCCGCGCAAAGGGCATGACCCGCCCCTGAGTGAACGGGGCACCCTTGGCAAAGGGCATGGCGCTGCCGATTATCGCCTCGATCCCCGCTCCGGCCATCTGGCCGACATGCCTCGTGACCGGGTTGATCGCGGCCGAATAGGCGGACCCCAAGATCGACTCGCCGACCTTTCGCAGCGCGTCGGACGCCTTCATGCCATCGAATACTAGACCCTCGAAGGCCCCGCGCAGACCTCGGCTGATGCCGTTCGAAAGTGTCCGGACCTCGCGCCCAGTATCGGCCATCGTGGTCCGGATCTGCTGCAGCTCGCCGGAAAAGCTTGATGCCACGCTCTGCGCGCCGGCCAGGCTTTCCTCGAGGTCGCGCATCTGGTCCTCGAAAGCGTCGGTGCCGTCCATTTCAATCATCCTCGGTCCCTTTCCTCTGATCGGGGAAGCGCGCCATCAGGTCTTCCAGCCCGGCCCGGTCCAGCGGGCCGGAACCGGGATCGGCGCCAAGCATCACGAACAACTCTGCCGGGGTCAGGCGCCAGAAGTCTTCGGGTCGAAGGCCGAGGCCATGCAGCCCCGCGCGCAGCAAGCCCGGCCAGTCCAGCGCGGTCATCGCGGCTCCGGAATGCTGAAAGCGCGCACCAGCAAGTGGGCAGCCGCCTGCGCCGCCGCCACCGGGCCGCCCGCGATGTCCGCTCGCAGCAGATCCTCAGGTCGCCCGTCCCAGCCGCCGCCGCGCAGACCCGCTACGATCAGCGCCAGAACATCCCGGCTCGAGCAGCCGCCGGTCTCGAAGCGCGACACGAGGTCGACCAACGTGCCAGTCTCCAATTTCGCTTCCAACTCGGCGAGCGCGCCCAGCGTAAGCTTCAGCCTGTGCGGCACTCCGTCGATCGACAGGCTCACCTCTCCGGCCCAGGGGTTCGCCATCACAGCGCCGCAAAGGTCAGCGCGCCGGCCGACGCCATCGACATCTCGTAGGTCGCTTCGCCGTCATGGCTGCCCGAGTATTCCAGCGCCGTGATCTGAAACGGCCCCTCGACGATGCCAAAGCCCGGGATAACGACCTGGAACTGCGGCACGATTCCGGCGAAGAACACCTCGCGTGCCCGCGCATCGGTGGCCGCGTCGCGAAACACGCCCGAACCGGACAGACTGGCCGAGCGCATCCCGGCGCCGCCAAGCAACTCGCGCCAGCCTCCCGCACTGTCGAGGCTGGTGACATCCACCGTTTCCGCGTTGAAGCTGATGCGGCTGGCCCTGAGCCCCGCAACGGTCTGGAAATCGCCCGCTCCGTCAATGTCCAGCTTGATCAACAGGTCCTTGCCGTTCTGAACGGTCATGTCAGTCTCCGATCCAATTTCAAGTATCGTCCAGGAACGCGCGGAACGTCATCTCGACCCGTCGGCGCGTCCCGTTCCTGTCGCGGCGTGCTTGCGCCCGCTCGAAGCGCAACGAAACGACCCGGCCCCTCTGAAGCGTCAGGGGCGCCGCGGCCAGTGCCGCCTCCACCGTCGCGGCGGCCTGCTTCAAAGCATGGAAGCCGCCGCCCTCGCCGACCACGAACAGCGCAAAGCGGTGCTGTGCAGCGCGGCCCGTCTTGTCGGACCGGTCACGCACGTCCTCGGTCCCAAGCGCCACGTAGATCGGCGGCGGCGGCCCCGGCGGCGGTGCGTCGAAGACCGGGATGCCCGCCAGACCCGCGGTCCCCTCCAGGCGTGCGAAAACCGCCTGCTGAAGCGGGGCGGCAAGCGCATAGGTCATACCGTCACCTCCTCTATCGCGCGGCATTCCAGGAACTGGCCCGCGGCACCCACCGCGCTGACGGCGAGGATCTCGAAAACTCGCGTCCCGTGGCGAAAGCGGTCGCGCGGCCCGGGCCGGGATGGCGCGCCCTCGGGGGCCGCCGCGACAATGATCCGGTAGGGCACCCGCGACACGCCCGCGGCGCCTGCCAGCGCCTCGCGGCCGGTCAGCGGCTCGAGGCTGGCGTGGACCACGCCGCGCGCCTGCCACCCGGGAATCGCCCCGCCCGCGCCATCGGGCACCGAAACCGGTCCCTCAAGCGTCAGCGCCCAGCGCATGAGCGACCGCTTCATGCCGGTGCTCCGCCCAGCACCCGAACGGTGCGGTACCTGTCGATCAGGCTCGAAACCCCGAACGGCATGTTCCCGTCATGGGTGGTGATCTCATGCCGCAGTTCATAGAAATGTGCAGCCAGAAGAAGAACCGCATGGGCCAGATCCGGCGGCATACCCGCCCAGTCCTGACTGTATCCCGCCGTGAAGGTCAGCACCGCCTGGCCAAGCGCGGGGATGTCCGGAAGACAGGGCCGCACCGCATGCATCAAAGGGCGGTGCGTATCCTCTTCAAGCACCACGTCCGACATGTCGGCAAGCGTCACGTCCCCCGTGCGCGTCGTCACCGTCAGCGACACCAGCATGTTGACGGGCGCCACCGGAAGCGCCTGCACGCGTGGGCTGCGCCAGGCGGACACTGTCCAGCGGAACGAGCGTTCGAACAAGAGTTTGCCGGTCCGCGCCTCGATCGCTGCCAGCGCGGCCCGCAACGCCGTCTCCAGCACCGGGTCCTGCAGGTCGTCGTCGGTGAACCCGGTCCCCAGCCGCAAATGGGCACGCAGCGCCGCAAGGGGCAGATCGCCGGTCGGGATCGGCGTGAGTTCGACAAGCTTCATGGAATATCTCCGGTCTTGGGCAAGAAGGCGGGTCAGAACCCGGAACAAGGCGGGGCGGCCACCCTTCCGTGCTGCTCTGACGGAGGGGAAAGCTGGACAACACGCGCCGTCGGCAAGCGGCCACCCCTTTGGATCGCGCCCCCGGCCGGGCGCGCGATCCAATGGGCAGCCGGTGTCAGTTCACGGCGAACTTCATCAGCTTGATCGCGGCGAAGTCGCTCACGTCACCGCCGACCCGCTTGGTCGCATAGAACAACCCGTGCGGCTTGGCCGAGA